GGTCTAAGTCCTAAACAAGAATCCCATAAAAAGAAAAAGAACAAAAAGGTATTCTTTAATCAAATTACAATAGTTATTGTGGTTGAAAATGATTATAATAATATAAAATTATTTAATAATGGTGCTATTTCTATGACTGGTGTAAAATCACCTAAGAATGGTCAACGAGCTGTTAATATATTAATTGAAAATATCAATAAAATTAAAGACTTTTTAAGTTTTGAATCAAAATTAGTCCATTTCAATATTGTTTGGATTAATAGTGATTATAAAAGTAATTTTGAAATTAAGCGTTCAGAGCTACACCAATTGTTGGTTAATAAATATCATATATTTTCGTCATTTGAACCATGTATATATCCAGGTGTTATGAGTAAATTTTTCTGGAATATTGATTATAAAAATAAAACTGATAAACTTTTAGGGAAATGTTACTGTAGTAATTTATGTTCTGGAAAAGGAAATGGAAGTGGAAATGGAAATTGTAAGAAAATAACTATATCCGTTTTTCAAAGTGGTAGTGTTATTATTGGAGCACAAACATTTGAACAAATCATCGATGGATATAATTTTATAACGGGTATTTTTGTGAAACATAATAAAGAATTAAAGAAAATTAATGCTCCGTTTTTAGAATTGGAAAATAACAATTCAATCGTTTCCAAGAAAAAGGAAAAACAAATTTACTATATTCGTCGTTCAAACATCGTATATGATTAAAAGTATTTATTTTTATTTTTATTTTTTTTTATGTAAATATATATTAATGAGTTATGGCGATAGTGGTTACAACAATAACAACAACAATAATAACCGTAATAGTATAAGAACGTCTGGATATGGGGATCCATTAAATAAAATATACGCAAAATATAGAGGGGACCGTATTTCATCATCTGGATTAAATAAATTAGATAGATATTTAGGATCGTTAGGCGTTTCTAACAAAATATATAATAGAATACAGGTTATTAAAAATGAAATTGACGACGAAAAGGTATTACATAGTAACCAAGTAAAAAAAATAAAACAAATCTTAAAAAATAACGTTCCAAATAATAATAATAGTTATAATAATGAAAATAATTCTGACCTAAATTCGGTATTAAGTGATGAATTAGATACACAAACATCAATGTGCTTACATAAAACTAAAAGTGAATGTACGGATGCTCATTGTCTTTACCAAGATAAAAGATGCGTTCCAAATGTATTAAGTAATCAAAAAATGTGTCACGGTAAAAGTTTCCATGAATGTATAGCACCGTGTAAATTCTATGGTAAAAACGTTCATGAAAAAGATGCTTGTCATTACAAATATACCAACGTCGAAGAAGCTAAAGAAGAACATTCCCTTATTGCTAAGGAACTTAAGGAACTAAAAAAATATATCGATGTACTTCAACACAAAAATAAATCCATTGTTTATAATATTTCTAATGAAATTAAAACAATCGACGAAAAATTAATTAAACTTTATAATGATCGTGAAAAGATACTCAAAAAACAAAGAAAATCTACAAATACATTTGGCGATTATACCAATCGTCTTAGTAAAATAAATGAAAAAATATTCAAGTTGAAAAATGACCGCGAAGAAATGAAATCAATATTGTCAAGTATTAAGTTTATCAAAGATATACAAGATAAAACATTAAAAAAAACCAAAAGAGGAGCCAGAGTATATGGAGTTAAATCCCGAAGATCAAAACGTAAAAGATATTAAATTCATTTAATTGTCGCCACCATCAGTAGTAGTAGTAGTAGTAGTAGTAGATTCGTGTGATGTATTATCTTGGTCTCCACGGTCACCTCGACCGCCACGTCCTCCACGTCCTCCACGTCCTCCACGACCTCCACGACCACCACGACCACCACGACCACCACGACCTCCCTGACTATTTACAGGTGGACCAGTGCGAGTAACAATACCTTCTTCATCACGTTGAAGATGACTATCACACATAAGAGGACCATCGTTGATACCTGTAACTTTAATTGCTTGTTGAACATCATTTGAGACACTAAGCTCGAATTCAACATACTCACCTTGAACAAGAGAGCGATAACGATTAATTTTAGGGCAAACATTAGACTGGTGGACAAAAATATCTTCGTTTTTATTGGAAGTAATAAATCCATATCCGTCGCGTGTATTAAACCATTTTACTTGTCCTGTTACTAAAGTCATGATAAATTATAGTAAAGAATGTTAAATAAACTTTAAGTAAGTTTCGTTATAATCTATTTTTTATAATCTTTTGTTTTAATTAAAATGTATTACATATTCCTTATACTAGTGTTAGTAATAATCTATAGTCAATATAAATACGTGAATAAAGAAATCCCACACGATTTTGAAATAATCGAATATAATAATCCAGACAAAGAAGGTTTCGAAGAAACGATTACACATAACCAACCATGCGTATTCACAAATGTATTAGACAATATTGTGTTAACCAAGAAGAATATCAAAGAATATTTCGACTATTATTTACCCGACCTAAATCTAACACAAGAATATGAAATACTTCAGAATAAACGCAATGAAGAAACGCGCATATTAAAACAAGTAAATTATAGATTCGTATTATATCAAATTAAAGGAACTCAAAAACTTATTTTATTCCCACCCAATGAAAAAAAGAAACTTTATTTAGATAAAACTGGTAAATTTAGTAATGTAAATTTCTGGAAATTTAATCCAAATGTATATCCCAAATTCAATGACGTTTCTTACTTAGAAATAGTAATAAGACCGCGTCAGATGGTATATATTCCTTATAATTGGTGGTATACCATTAAAACCGACAGTGACAGCAATGCGTTAATATGTAAATCGGAAACTGTATTTTCTAAATTTTTAAAGAAAAAATAATTGTATATAATATATGACACGTTCTAGTTCTAGTTCTAGTTCCATTAAATCTAAACCTAAACATACTAAAAAAAACAGTACACCCCCCAAACATAAAAAATCATTAACGAAAAAAGCATCAACGAAAAAACTACAACAAATTATCACAATCACTTCCGCCGAATTACCTATAAGTACTCAAGTAAAAGTATTAAAATTCTTAAAAGATACAAACAAGAATATTCAAAAAACTAACTATAAAGATTTACGTAGTTTCGCAGAAGATAATAAAGAGTTTTTAGGTATGAAACTAAATGGAGATTCACTAATGAATATTTTAAAAGAAACTAATAAAAAACATTTTGAACATTTTAAGAAACTGATGGGAACTATCGAAACAATTGAAAGAAAATCATTAACCGGTGGTTCATCTGGAACAATGGTATTGCGTAGAAGAAGCAATAGTAATAAAAGAAATTCACCTAGAAATACTGTCGAAAATAACAATGTTATTGGTTTGATTAAATCAGTAAACGTATTTTTAGCTAATCCCGAAGTTAAGACATTTATTATGAATATGGCAGTATTAATACTTTTTGTATGTTTTATGGTTATGGTATCTAGTGGATTATTAAGAAGTAATAAAGCAATTGAATTCCCAGATTTAGGTGAAAATGCTATTGTCACTCTTGGTACCACCGCCATTATTGGTCTAGTCGTTATGGGAACCGTTAAAATGACAACCAACACAATTAAAGAAACTGTCCTTGGAAAACAAGAAATACAACAGAAAATGCAAGAACAATATTTACAAACGGTCAATAATTCCGCTGTTACATATGGTGCTCGTGGTTTTGCTGCTTTGCCACAAGGACAAATGCCAATGATACAAGGTAATCCTTATTACCAGCAGCAGCAGCAGCACCAGCAACAGCAGCAGCAATACGGATATTAATAAATTTGATTTAAATTTAAAGTTTTTATTTTTAATTATATTACAACAATAATAATCATGAAACTTATTGTTGCCTTTGATACTAAAAACGGAATCGGAAAGGATAATACCATACCTTGGTTTATCAAAAGCGAATTAAGTTATTTTAAGAAAGTCACGACATATACTAATGACCCACTATTGAAAAATGTTGTTATAATGGGTCGTAAAACTTGGGACAGCCTACCAAAGAAACCATTACCGAACCGTATCAATGTAGTTTTAACACGAAGTGACACTATTTATGAAGACGCATTTTCATATAAATCATTAGATGAAGCACTATGTGAAGTAAATAATATGGATATGGTCAATAAAGAGAATATCTTTGTAATAGGTGGTTCTGAAATCTATAATGAAGCGATTAAACGCGACGATTGTGAAAAAATATACGCTACAGAAGTCTATGATAAATATGACTGTGATAAGTTTTTTCCAAAAATCAATGATAATTATGAATTAACCGATGTTTCAAAATTTCAAGAAGAAAAGGGAATCTATTATAGGAAAATAGTTTACACCAATCGCGATTTCTATGGAAAAGCATTTCGCAATGATTTTGTTTGGAAAAACACGGAAGAACGTAAATACATCGAAACATTAAATGAATTAGTTTCAAGTGGTATAGAAAATGGTGATAGAACCGGAACTGGAACCTATAGTTTATTTGGAAAAATGTTCAAATATGACCTGTCGGATACGTTTCCTATGTTAACAACACGACGCCAATTTTTCCGTGGTATTTTCCAAGAACTTATGTTTTACTTATCGGGGAAAACTAGCAATAAAATTCTACATGAAAATAATGTTAATATTTGGGATGGTAATACAAGTCGCGAATTCCTTGATACTGCTGGATTGTCGAATTATCCGGAAGGAGACCTCGGTGAAACATATGGATTTAATTTCCGCCACTATGGAGCCAATTATAAAACGTGTGAGGATGATTATACTGGTAAGGGGTATGACCAAGTAGAAAATGTTATCCAATTATTGAAGAGTAATCCCAATTCCCGCAGAATTATTATTGATTTGTGGAATTGTAGCACTCTTCATAAAGCGGCATTACCACCATGTTTATGTAAATACCAGTTCTACGTGAACACATTAGAAAACAAATTAGATTTAATGATTTATATTCGAAGTTCCGATTTCTTTTTAGCCAATAATTGGAATGTATGTACTGGAGCTTTATTGGTTCATCTATTATGTAATATTGAAGGTATTGATTATACTCCAGGAATATTAACTGTTATTACCGGTAATACACATTTATATACTAATCATAAAGAACAAGCAATTGAAAATATATCACGAACACCAAGACCCTTTCCAAAAGTCGTCGTGCTTAATAAGAAAAAAGATATAAATGAATTTACGTATGAAGATTTAAAATTAGTTGGTTATAGTCCATATCCGTCAATTAAAGCATCTATGGCCGTTTAACTATTATTTTTTTGTTTTAATTATTAAAATGGGACTATTGAAAATGGGAATATCAATAGCAATTGGTTTTTTTATATTATCGTATATTGAAAATAATGAAAAAGTAGTAAAAGCATTGCCGTTTGTCGGAGACCAACTATATATCAAACTAAAAGAAAATCGCGATAGTGTTTTAATAATTATGATGGGATTAATAAATTTAGTATTGTAATATCAGAAATGATTGTAATATCAGAAATGATTGTAATATCAGAAATGATTGGCATCAATATGTGTTTTTTGAGCGCGACCAGATGGATCATATGAAACACCATCCCAGGACATCTTAGGAACCCATCGCCTTACAAATTCATTTTTTATTGGGAATTTACTATTAAATACTTTTCTATAATAGGCTTCTTCACGATTTGTAACATCCGGGCAGATAGTATTGATTGTTTCATATTCTTCGTCGCTTATAGAACTTATAGTATGTTTCTTAATACCATCTATCCAAGAGTATCCTACACCATCACTAAACTGTTCCTTTTGGCGCCATAGAATACTTGCGGGTAGATAATCATCTCTATCAAACGCCTTTCGCAATATATATTTTTCTATTTTATTCTTCATTTTTAATTTTGGGTGAATCGGTAATGAAATATCTATGAAATCTTTATCTAAGAAAGGAACTCGTACTTCTAGTCCCCAAGCCATAGTTGATTTATTTGCTCTTAAGCAATCAAAATAATGAAGGTCTCTTACACGACTAACACATTCACTATGGAATTCAGCGTCATTTGGTGCTTGATGAAAATATAAATATCCACCAAGCAATTCATCTGCTCCTTCCCCAGATAATACCATCTTAATACCCGTCGCTTTAATTTTACGAGATAATAGATACATTGGGATACTTGCTCTAATAGTAGTTACATCATATGTTTCCAAGTGATAAATAATATTTTCAATAGCATCTAGACCATCTTCAACAGTGAAATGAAATTCGTGATGAATACTACCAATATGTTCAGCAACAATTCTAGCAAATTTCAAATCCGGAGCGCCTTCAAGTCCAATCGAAAATGTATGCAGTTTATGTCCAAATGAACTCAATTCGGGATTTTCCTTAATAAGTTTCATTGTAATAGAAGCAATCAGACTAGAATCTAAGCCTCCACTTAATAACACACCAAATGGCACTTCACACATGAGACGTTTTTTAATCGAAGCAACAAGACTATCATGAACCAATCCTAAGTGTTTAGATTCATCTAGACAATTGTTAAACCGATTATAGTGCATAATATCATAATAGTTACCTATTAAATCAATCGATGGTTTATATACTTCATTTAATTTACATACAAAATAATTTCCAGGTGGGAATTCTTTGATATTTTCTACCATTGGCATTGTTTTGGCCTCAGAACCTACAAATAAATTTTTATGTTTGTCGAAACCATAATAGAGACTATTAATACCAATCCTATCACGAGCAATAAACAATGTATCATTAGCAACGTCATATAATGTAAAACAAAATATTCCATCTAATCTCTCGACACACGAAACACCATATTTAATATAAAGAGGTATTATGATTTCACAATCCGAATCAGTATTGAAATTATAGTCGGAACATGCCGTATTTCTTAATTCTTTATAATTATAAATTTCTCCATTTACACATAAAATAAACTTTTCATTATTAGAAATAATCGGTTGATGTCCATTATTTAAGCCATTAATGGAAAGACGTTCATGAAACATACCACATACTTCATTTGTCCAATTTCCACTCCAATCTGGACCTCTATGACGAATTTTATTGGAACAATTTAATAGCTCATTCCTGGAATAGTCATTAGTTTTACCAAATATGGTGAAAATCCCGCACATATTTACTATTTATTATTTGCTAGAAAATCCTTTAGATTATTTATACTTGTATATATTTGTTTTAGTTTTTCAATGTATTTTTCAAGAAATCCAGGTATGAAACTATGGAGTGGTTTATTTTCATATAATATTTTCATAGTTTCTGTTTTCCATTGGGCTGTTTCCGCGTCTTCCGATGGTGATTGGAACCGTTCTAACATACTAAAAAGAAAGGTGAATAGATTCAATATGAATAAGTCATCGAACGCTTCATTAATAAATACGCCTTTTAACCATTCAATATCAATACGTTCATCTATTTCTTTATGTATATCAGGTCTATTAGGAACTATAGGATATAAAAGTGTTTTAATGTGTTCTAATGTTTCTAATAGTTTATCGTAGTTCTGATTCTCTAGTTCATAAGAGAAAACCTTCATATATATTTCATTCAATTCAAAATTCAATTTGAAACCATTTGTTGGAGTGAGAAGTTGGATTTTTCCTAATATTTTCTCTTGCAACAGTATCGCATTTTCTTTTATTTCGGGTTTTATTTTTTTAGTTTCCTTAATGAATTTTTCTTGTTTGAAATATTTTTCATATAGTTCTTTAATTAGAAATAATTTGTCTGCTTTAATCCATACCTCATATGTAGTTATATATAGTTTGATATTTTCTATTAATAAGAATTTATATAACCCAACATAACAATTATTAAGCATAAATTTATTTAGGTATTTCATAATATTAGATGAATAGGTGTCGAGTTTTTCACTTAAGAATCCGTCATGTAGGGTCATTGTTTCCTTAGGAAAATAATATAGCATAAAAACACTTGTTAGTTTCTTAACGTTGGTATTTCCTAAACCTAGCAATTTCAAAAAAAGTTTGTATTGCTTAAGATTATTAAAATTCATAAGATATCCACACATATCATCAAATGTTTTGTCTTTCATGGTTTTGTATTCGGTTTTTTTCAATATGTTCAATAATTGGAAATTGATAATTGTATCCATAAATTATACTTTGATTAATTTATTAAGTAAATAAAAAAAAATATGAATATTATAAACTATAAACCAATTCAAAATCATTATGGTTATCATCACCTATAATTTCCACCTTTGATAAAGTATCATTTATTATCTTAGTTTTCATTTTTTTATCTCGGTCATCCTTCGGAATCATATCTGGACCTTTGTTAGCTTCAAGGTAATATATTTCCCCTTTTTTATCATAAATAGCATCAACACCAAATAATTGAAAATTAGTATTATTTTTTGTTTTAGTATTCTTATTTAATGGTAATACAATTACTTTTGAGAACATCGTAATTTTTTCCTTAATTTGTTTCGAAATTTTATTATCATTCGTTAGTTTTTCTAATTCGGTAACATTAAATGGGTGAGTATCATAAATATCTTTAGCAACATCATAACTATTCGTAATATTAGAATTGAAATCCAATTTATCTTTTCGGTTAATTTTATCTTTAGTATAAAGCAATTTGTTGTGTTTATGTAAATAAACATTCGTTGTATCTTTGGAACAAACTATCAATAAATAAAGTCTAATATTAAATTTCCTTTCGTTAACTAAATACGATTCTTTCATATCTTGAACCAACTTGTATTTGTTATATTTACTATTGATTATGTCGTAATAGTTATTTGATAGTTTAATGCCTTTTTTTCGTTGAACATTTCGTTTTAAGATATAGACATTATCTTTATTAAATTTTTTTTTAAAAATCTCCATGTGTTTTTCATTATGTAATAAATATGTAGTTGGCATTATTGTCGTAGCCTTTTCAAAGCCATATTCGTCAATCATTAGTTTCCATAAATTATTTTTGGATACGATTTTATCACACCCATCTATTCCAAATATTTTTTGTTTTTCATTTAATTCATCTATGTTTCGAAGCTCCTTTTCTACTCCTGTATATCCACAAGGAATATATATGTCCCAATCTTCACTTGGTTTAGCTTCAGTTATTTCATGAACATCCATTAATTCTTTCGTAATTCCCTTTAAAGGTTTCTTTTCACATCTTTTATAACTAAGAAAACTCTCAAAGTTATTCTGTTGTACAACTAAAAATACAATTAATAATATAAATAATAGTATAAATATAATGACCATTAATATAATTAAACAAATTAGTTTGTTTTATAATTCTCCAAATCTAGTACCATTAATTGTTTATCAAAAACAATAAACATATTACTATTTCGGTTATTATTTTTATTTTGAATATCG